AGTAAGGCTAAGCGAGGTTATTAATGCCTAAGAAAAAGACTACAAGCAAGAAGAATATGCCTTGCAATAAGCCAAGGCGAACACCTTCTCATCCTAAGAAATCACACGTTGTGAAAGCCTGTGAGGGCGGCAAAGAGAAGCTTATTCGTTTCGGACAACAGGGAGTAAAGGGTGCGGGTAAAAGTCCTAAGACAGCGGCTGAGAAAGCCCGTAGGAAGTCTTTTAAGGCGAGACATAAGAAGAACATCTCGAAAGGAAAGATGTCAGCAGCTTACTGGGCTAACAAAGTCAAATGGTAAGAATTAGGGGAGCAATTAGCTCCCCTTTTTTTATGCCTTACTTATCTTGTGAGGCAGCTGCACCGTCTACAGCTTGTTGACCAAAGGTGTCAGACAAGAAGTCACCGATAGCTTTTGCTGAACCTGAGAATGACATGGTGAAGTTTGCAGTACCACGTGCTTCTGCATTACCAGTGGTTTTATTCTCAATTGAGTTAGCCATACCACCCTCAGTGCCTGAGTGAGTGTTATCCATGAAAGCAAATGATGCTGAAGATGCTACGATAGCTGCAATTGCGATAATGTTTTTCATAATAGTTTCCTTTATTGACATGCAAGACATTCGTCTTTGTTAGTGATTACTCCTGCTTTACTGTACACGTAGTACAGAGCAAGAATGTTAGGATCGAGGAAGGCTTTCTTGTGAATACTGTTCACGTAGCCCTCATCTTCACCTGCTGCAAAGAATAGATTTAAACTTTGCCATTGGTCTATCCAACGTCCTCTGTTACTAGCTAACCGGATTACAGCATCCTGATCAATCTCAAATGCTGTACGGAAAGCAAGCTTCTCATCGTCGTCTAGCCAATCGACGTGTTGAACACTGCCATGAGCATCTCGTACTTCTTCGATGTTCTTTTGGTTGTACACGCCTTTCTCTTTCATCAACCGCAACAGAGCAGGATTGATACGATCAACTTCACCCGCAGGTGTGCGTTGTGTATAAACCATTGCTGTGTCAGGATTAATGCCTTCGCTAATACCGCCCATAATTAACGCTGTGCTTTTAGTTGGTGCAACTGCTAATCGGTGGGTGTTAGCCATCCCATAGCCTTTCATCCATTTAGGTTCACCCCATGTTCGAGCTAAGTATTCTGATGCTCGACGTGACTCGGTGTCTAAATGAACAAAGACATTAGTGTTCCATTGGTGAGCTTCAAAGCTCTCAAACGGAATTAAGTTTTGCTGAAGATAAGAGTGGAATCCACAAACACCTAAGCCTAATGCTCTACTGTTCTTAGTGAATGCCACTGCTTTCTCAAGCCCTGCCATATTCTTAGCACGTTCAATGAACTCTTGAACTACAGCATCTAAGAACACTGTTGCTTGAAATACAGCATCTGTTTCTCTCCATTCATCCCACTTAGACAGATTCATTGAAGATAGTACACAAGTGTATGTGTATTCTTCACTGCTATGCAGCATGATTTCAGAGCACAACTGACTAGACTTAATGTCTAGGTTTTGATCCTTGTACCATTGTGGACGCTTGTTATTGGCTTTATCGTCAAAGAAGAAATAACCTTTACCTGTAACCATCTTTGTTTTCATGGCTTTACCGTAACGGCGTATAGCTTCTTCATCTCCTTGTCTCAGGTCATCAATAAAATCATCACCGACAACCCAACCAATGTTGTTTCCATCGGGGTGTGCGAATAGATAGTCGCAAACCTCATCAAAGTCCTTGTGGTCAATTCGTACATAACCTGCCCAACTACCTCTACGTGCTGTACCTTGTGATACATACTCCATGTCCTTCTGGAATCCTTCGATGATGGGTAGTAGTCCTGAAGACTTGCCGCCTACAGAAATACTATCACCACGTCCTCGTAGATCACCTAGATAGGAAGCAGTACCGAATCCTGCTTTAGTCAGCATAGCTACTTCATGCTTAGCATTGTAGATGCTGTCTAAGTTGTCAGAGATATATGTACCTGCACATGATACAGGAAGTCCACGTGTTGTACCAGTGTTAGCTAATACAGGTGTAGATGGGCTAAGCCATCCCTTCCATAGAAGGTGGAAGAACTTGTCACGCCACATGTTAGGGTCTTCAGTATGTGCTGAGAGCGTGGCAGCAATCCGTTCGTATTGTTCACGAGGATTGTCTGCTTGATACAAATACTTCTCTTTAAAGAGTTGATAACCTGCTGTACTCATCCACTCAGGTACTAAGTCCTGCTCTAGTAGATGCATCCTCTCTTCTCGGAGTTTGTTGTAAATGTTGCTCAAAATGCAAATCCTTTCTCTGACCAATCGCGTTGATACTCACGACCTTGACTGTTAAAGAAATCTGTAGCTTGGAATCCGTTCACCCCTTTATAAAAGTATTCACCAACCGGATTATACTCGACTTTATAAAGATTATCGTATCCCATATTACGCATACAGACATTAATACGGCTCTTAGCAAAGTGGAGGAGTTGCTTTTCTGTGATGCCTTCAACTCGTCCTTTAGCGAATATCTTTTCAACTATCGCTTCTTCATGCTTATAGACTTCCGTAGCAGCCAGTACGATATGCTTGTATAAAGCTTGTTCATACGCTTCATCAATTTTTCCCGCATCTTTTAACTCCTTCTTTAATGTTTGGAATAACCATCCCGCAGCTTCTGAATGCAATGCCTCATCACGTGCTGAAAAGTTAATACCACTTACGACGTTTAATAGTTTGTTCTTACCTTGACTCTGGAAGTGTTTTAGATAAGCAAAGCTTGTGTACAAGATTGCACCTTCAGCAAACACAAAACCACCTAATGCTTTCAGGTCATCCTTATCATCAAGGGTATCATGTAGAAACTTGATACGATCTGACAACACCTTGTCATGTGTGTACTCATCATAAAACTCATCGGTAGCTAAGCCTAACTCTTCATTCAACTTGCTGTAGAACTTAGCATGTACCTGTAATTCCATTGCTGCAAACATAGCAGCCATAGGCTGAATGTCAGCAGGACGTGGAAACTTCTTAAAGACAAAGTCAGTCCAAAATTCATCACCAATAATTTGCTCGTATTTAGTGAACAGCTTTAGAACAGTGATAACACCATGTCGTTCAGCTTCTGTCATGTTCACCAAAATATCTTGCTTGTCCTTACCTACCTTAACCTCATTGTGAGGCCAAAAGATAGACGCTTGCTTGTCTGCAAACTGTACTGCTTCTGGATAGTCCACAGTGAATGTAGACTTTGGTGTGTATAATTGAATCATTCTCTTTCTTCTTCTTGGATCAATTTATCTAAATAGTGCATAGCCTTCTCTAAGTCTTCTACACCGTTCTTTTCTTTGTAGCGAGCTACATATTTGATAACATTACCACGAAGGAATCCTTTAAATTCCATACTTGTCATCCATGATTGCATAGCATCCCAAGGTTGAATAGCTTTAACGTAGTGATTCCCACCAATCTGCACAACTTTACGCGCAGTATTGTAATCATCATAGGTTAATTCATCATCATCTGGAAACATATCATACTCCCAATAGTGTTGCATTCATTTCTTCTTTGTCACGTAGATTGGTACGACCTCTCGCCCATGATCCACAGTCCTGACACTGATAACGCTGATACTTACTCACCTGTGTAACAGAGTAGCCACGCTTCTGCATGTGCTGTCCACCACACTTAGGACAAACAGGTACATCACTTGTTACACCCTGATTAGGATGTGTCTTATGATAAGGACGTAGCTCATCGTAAACAGCTTCTAACAATACCACATCTTGCATATTGTAGTCAAGCATTTCTTGAAAAGCTTTTGCCTCACCTGCCATACATCTAGCCCACAAGTCAAAACCACCTGTGTCTAGCTTACGACCTAAGCCAAGTATCTCACCTAGATAATCAAGCCTATTACTACTGAACTTGAAATTACGCTTTGCAATCTTCAGTGTGTCAACACTGCGATAAGGGGAAGGTTGTGTAATACCATTAACCACCATGCGTGTATTAATAGAAGGTAAGTCAAACTTATCACCGTTGTGTGCAACAATAACATCTGCCTCATCCATCATATCTCGTAGTGAGTGTACAATACGATAATCGTTTTCTTCATTCACTTCTTTAGGTGAAAGCTTATCACCATAGATATGCTTCTCACCATGCCACTTAGCTGACCATGTTAGCATAAACCAATCACTAATCAACTGGCTGTATGACACATTCTCTTTCCACATTCGCCACACATATGCACGTTTAGGTGCTGTCTCTATATCAAGAATTAGGGTTTTTAACATCTTTACGCTCCGTATGTACGCATACAAATTGGTAATTAACAATTGGTCTACCTACAGCTTCTACCAATTTCTCTCGCTCTTCAAAGCATTGCGTCATGGTATCGTAATCACCATACCACCCTATCTCAGGAATTAAAGACTTTGTGTAAATAAATACTAATACCCATTTCACGTTCGTTCCTCTCGTTCTTTGTTCGTCTTGTCTTGGTGACAGTCTTTACATAATACTTGTAAGTTATCAGCTTCACAAAACATAAGTTTTACAAAACGTGGTAAGTCATCATATGACTTTAAACTACCGCAAGGTACAATGTGGTCAACTTGAACATCTGCCCCTTTGTACCACTTGTTACAGGCTGCACATTGGTATTCATACTTCTGTCTGCCCTTCTTCTTGCAAAGTCTCTTCGCATCGTTCATCACCTGATACTTCACTGGGTATCGACTGCTCTTCGACCTCAGTCCCGATCTGATGAATCCCCAATACTGACTCTCCGTCCAAGTGTTCCCTGCTCTCGTTCGGGGTACTTTCTGCCGCGTAGTCTTCCCACGTTTTATAGCCATAACGTCTTATCCATAATAGATTGCCTATCTCGCTTAGTGTTTTACAAACGTCTAAGTCGGGTGCGTGTTCTCTATATGTCTCATAGACACGTTCGATACACGATGTGAAATTGTCAGGTTCAATGCAGTAGTCCTTGATAGACTTACTGGCAACCTTACCTGTGATTCGCTTCAAGCCCGGAATGTTATCCGTACTATCGCCTGTCAATAGTTGAATGATGAAGAATTTATCAGCATCATCTGGCGAAATATGGTAGTGTTCCTTCTTACGCCAATTGTAATGCTCTCCTACAATCATCTCCAAGTCTTTATCAAGTGATGCACAAATCAGGGTGTGATCGGATGGTCTTGTCATTTCAATACCTATCGTGTCATCAGCTTCCTGACCATATGTAACGAAAGCTCCCCAATGATTTATTAGATAGTTTCGTATTGCATCATAATGCACAGGTTTAGCCGCATCCTTGCGGTTTGCCTTGTACCCTTGAATGGTAGCTAACTCATTCCTGAAGTTACCCTTACCTGTTAAGTGAACAACGTATTCGTCTGCCTCTGTAGCATCAGTGATTGACTTAATCAATATCTTCACTGAGTGCAGAGCATTCTCTACAGGGTCATCGTTGGCTGCAAAGCCTACGCTGTAAACAATGATGTCTCCATCAATGTGAACAATGCGTTTATTCGATGCCGAGTTGCTCACGCTTCATGTCCTCTTCAGACTTATCTAAATCACCTGTGGTGTATGCTTCAAACATACGGGCAATGTCGATAACTTGCTCAGGACTGTGATTATCATTGCAGTAGTTCACAGCTGCTGTAAGCGCATTCTGGCGATTAATTGTACGCTCAGGTGCTGACTTACCTACAGGGAATGTACGTCCCGCAGGAGAGCTATTAACACTACGTGGTTTAGGTGAAGAGCTTGCAGTTGGTACTTCACCCGCACCTACTATGCGTAGGTTCTGGATATACTTAGAGCCACCATTGTCAAACTCTACAACATCTCCTGAGTTTGGAGTGCAATCTAACCATTTCTTCTTTTGATTGTAATACACACCATTAACTTTCATTGACCATTTGTCATCCTCAAATTTACTTTGATGTGACGCTTCTACTACACCGCTAACTTTAGCCATCTTCGTTTTCCTCATGTAAGTTTTTAGATCGAAGCATTTCAATAATTGCTTCTATTTCATCTCGGATCAGTTCTAGCCGATCCCTTGCACGTTCTAATTCATCTATCTCTTCCTGAATATCAATCATTCTATACCTCTAGTTTGGTAAGGCTGTTCCAATCTTTACCATACTCTACATCAACATTCAATGGTAAGTCAATGTCAACACCAAATCGTGTCTTCATCCACTTAGGAGCTGCTTGCATTGTGTCTCGGATGATTAGTCCTGCACGTTTCAATACACTCTCATGTACATCAAATATCACACTGTCATGTACAGTATTAATTGGTAAGCACTTATTCCATAACTGATCGTCTGCTGATATTGCTCTGTGTAGTCTGCCTAATGTCTCTGGCACGATGTCACCTGTTGCAAAGCCTTGCATCGGATAGTTTGCAATTTGAGTAGGGCTAATTGACAACATCACACCTCTGTCTTGTAAAAACTTAGGGGCTTTCTGTTGTTTAAATGTGTAGCGTCTACCCGTTATAGATTTATATGTTCCTTGTTGGACTTGGTGTCCACTGTAATACTCATCAATTGGCTGTAAGCTCTCATCTACCTCCTGCATTACTTTGTTCTGAAAGTCTTTCAACATTGAATAGCGTTCATAATATCTATCAATGAATCCCTGTGCCTCATCTTTAGTCAGGTTGTTATTCTCTGCAATAGATTTAGCACCTGCACCATATTGTAGTTCAAAGCGAGGTCCTTTGGCATTCTTACGTAGCTTTGTGAAGAAGCTATCCTCTGCCTTATACCCTGCTAAGATTTCCTCGTAGCTGTATTTAGGATTAAGCCATGCTGCTGATTGGCTGTGGCTGTCAATACCATCTAGCAAATCCTGCTTCATGTTCTTGTCACCTGATACAATTGCAGCTCCTACCACCTCAAGCTGCGAAAAGTCGGCTTCTACAATAAAGCCGTCAGTCCACCTAGACTTAAAACATTTCTTGATATTAATCGTCATTGTAATGTTCGCCGTTGTTACCGTTCCTGCCGATAATATCCATCCTATCCTCATCCCAATTATGAGGTTCGTATCCATCTATCTCGAATAGCTTAGAAAATATCACTTCTTGTTTAAGTGTGCGAGCTTCTAGTAAGTGTGCTAATCCAATCCAAGCATTCATAGTCTTGTCTGCATTCCAATCGTTATTGTACGCTGTTTCTGCTATTAGCATGATGTCATCTTGTGTCATAGCTACTTTCATCATAGCAGTTTCAAGATCAAACCTATCAACACCCCATTTATTCTTCATCATTCCGTATCAACCTCTGCTGTGGTTTCAATCCATACCTTAGCACCGCATGCTAATGGCTTATCTGGTGAGTACACAATTTCACTGCTACCATGAATAACAACTTTATCACACTTGATATTTTCTTTACTTGTTTTCACAGTAAGTACAGGAAGCTTGTCATCATGTTTGCTATTATGACGAATGTTGTGCTGATTCACATGAATTCTTTTAATGATTCCCTGTTTAATCATGTTATTCCTCAGTTCCGAGAGAGAAGTTCTCTAGGTCTATTAATAAGGTAGCATCTTCATCACCGTTTGTCAAGATGTATAATGGATCACCTTCCTGTTTTAACCCCTCTTTCCACATGTTTTTACATTCAAATTCAATGACTTGCGGGTCTTTGTCAAACATTTCATAGTATGCTGTCTTAGCCTCACCTAAACAGAGAGAGCATAACTCCTCGGTCTGTTTCTTCTTAGGTCTAGGCTGTTCTGATTCATCTGCAAAATACATCCAACGAGACGTATTCACTGTCGCACCGCATGCTTTGCACTTCATGCCTCGCTCTCCTTATTACTAATATTCTGTAGATTGGGATTGCTGCTGCTCAATCTACCTGTTGCTGTCTGACAATGGTTTAGGTTGCCATGTATCAATCCGTCTGACCATACAAGATTAGAGTAGCCATCGAAATACGTACTAATCTGTTTAGTCAGTTCCCGCATCTTTAACACCTTTGAAAGGATAGGATGCTCAAGTTTACGTAGCACATCGTCACCTACAGGATGAATGCCACGATCATTCAATTTCTTTGTATGTCGAAAGATACCTTCAGGTTGAATGATGATGTCCTGTTTCTTTGTCTTTTGCTCACCCTTACGTTTGCCTGACTTGTAAATAACAGGATTACCTTCCTCATCTACTACAGGCATATCACGCTTCACCTTAAACTCAGTTCCGAACAATACAGCTGATAGCTGTTGTGTTGAGTTTGGATTCAGTTCTTCAACATCACATCCTGTACGTCTAGCCATCAGTTCCACGACCTCTTGTGTCACTGCCTCGTGCTGTGGTAGTAGTTTAAGCTTCTCTTCGTGTGCTAACTTCAGGTCAAAGCTCATGCCATTATACTCCATCATAATCGTAGCAAGTCTAGCTTGCATCTGACTAACCACCAATTCAAACATTCCCATCTCATCTACAATTTTACGCTGTGCATTATAGATGATGCGTAAATTTTCCACGTCACCAATCAGATAAGGTACAATTTCTTCTTCTGGAATGTCCTCAGTAGACACACCGTTCTCCCAGTATTCTTTCATACGGCTGTCTTTCAACGTGCCACCATACTTCTGTGACATGTAGTCTAATGACAAATGACCTCGTGTTGTGTCCTGTCCTGTAATTAGGTATTCCGCCAACATCGTATCCCAAATGAATCCTTTGCGTGTCCACTCTCGCCAATCATCGCCATACTGCTTGTCATGTAACAAGTACAGCAAGTCGAATGCAATGTTCTGACAAATCAAAGCTTGCGGCGGATTCTCAAAGAAGTCAGGTACACCCTTCAACCAGTGTACTTGTCGATTATCAAATGCCCAACCAGTATAAACAATACGGTTATCAGCATGGTGTGGGTTTGCACTAAAGTTTCCAACGCTCTGATCTCCTGTGTTGTAGATAGTTGTCTCTGTGTCGAGAAACAATAACCTATTCATCTTCATCCTCTGCTGTCACTATGATGATTTTATTAGCCACTTCATAACATGCTTGATAATAGCCCTGTTGATATACATATCGTAGTCCGTATCCGAACACGCCTAACAAAATCACAATCTGATAAATTTCAAAAAACATTATCCCATCCAAGTAAATGTAGCGATGTCAGGGTGAATGTTCGTTACAAAAGTAGCCTCGTTCAGCTTCTTATCCACTTTATTACCATAAGCACCTTTGTTCTTAGCAACATGAATGTAACGCTTGTTACTGTCTTCGTCACTGTGTGATCTACCCATCATCAATAGACTGTCCACCTCACCTTGAACAATTGTGCCTGACATGTAAAGCATAGACTGATCTAGTTGCTTCACACCTTCGCCTTCTGTCTTAACCTGATGCACCGTAATCACTGGCGCATACTGTTTACTAATCTCACGCGCCCACTGGAAGATACTGCCTAGTCTAGCTGTATCACTCTGTGACTTCTCAAAACCATGTACCTTCCATAACTGGTCAAAGATAATCAAGCCCGCATTGTAGTTGCGTAAGATTTCCTCTGCATCCTTAGTTGATAGGGTAGCTAGATCAATCACCTTGATCTTGTTAATACCACCGTTCACAGCTTCACCATACAAACGCTCAACATCATCAATGTTATTTCTAATCCACTGATCGTCTTTCTTCAGTGCTGCCTGATAGATACGCATGCGAACATCTGCACCTGCTTCCTCGTTGTTAAACCATATTACATCCTTGTCTTCCGGTAGCTGTCCTGCAATGAATGTTGCTTCTGATGCAAGCCACGTCGTCTTGCCTGTGTTGGGACGCGCAGCGAAGCATACCAACTTACCTTTGCGAAGATTACCAATGCTGCGATTAAGGCAATCAAGCCGCCAATCATAACCATGATCCATTACCTCTTCGACAAGTCCTTTAATACCATTACCAACAATATACTTCTCAAGCTCTAGGGCGCGTTGTGACTCGTCATTGTATCCATCCACTAGGGTAGATATATCTGACATGTCAATCGTCCCGCCTTCGGCTCCCTGTAGAGCGACATCGGCAATACGTTTGCAATAGTCCTGTGCGATATACTTCTGAATGATTGCATCGTGTAGCTCTGTAGGCTCATAACCATCTAAGCGTTCAATGATACGATCAAATGTCTTGAATTGCTCCTCTTTGTAATTACTGTGACGAACAATACGAAACCACTCATCGAACATACTCCAATCAATATATTCACTGTTCGGATGTTCTTTAAACCACTCACCAATATCAGCCATCAATGTCTTAGCTTCTTTCGGTAGAGTGTTAGGTTTAATGAAACGGCTAAATCTGTCGTAATTACTACGATCAGACATTACCGACAATAAGTCTAAGCTCATCTGCTGTATACTCCTTGGGGTCATTTGGTGTCTTACGCATTGACACCTTGCCAAATAAATCTAATTCCTGTTTTAGCTTCACTTGCTTTATCTTAACTTCTGGCTTGTCATCATCAAGCCATACAATAAAATTGTCGTAATGATCTAGTAAGTAAGAGAGCATTGTATCAGTTAGTGATGTGCCTTGCAATGCTACTGCGTTATAACCTGCATAGCTCAACCTGATACAAGAAAGAGCATCCTCTACAATCACCACTGTCCTACTGTCTTTCTTTGGTCTACGTCTAAAGATAAACTTCTGATCGTCTTTCCGTTTAACTAAATACTTAGCTCCATCTGCATCTATGTTTCTAGCGATGAAACCCTGATAGCCATTTGCCACCACTGGAATCCCTACACGCTGTAACTTCTCACTCCACCACATACCTTGCTGTTCGATTTGAGTTAGATTGAGTTTAGCTTTTGCCAACCATGCAATTGCTTTTACCGGAAACTGTGATGTCTTGTAAACAGCGTCATCCGGCGGATTAGCTGACACATACTTAGGCTTAGCCTTTGGTGTAACATGCCTGTGGTAGTGTTTAAGATGCTTGTCCAATTTACC